CATCATTTGAGTTATACTCCAGCGCAGCGTTGATGTTGATTGCAGCAGGCGTAATGCGGATGCCTTTATTTGTCGAGTGATCGTGGCCGTCGAGCGCATCAATCGTGCTGTTGATGTCGGTAGCCCACTGCGGACCTGCAGTAGTACCGATTGCGGGTTTTGCGATTGCGGTTATATTTGTACCTGCTGTTGCCATTTTGTGCCTCGTTAGAAAAAGAAAATATCTGCAGTGATGGTTCCTGCTGCTTTCATGATGATCATTGTGTTTGGATAATCGTTTGTTGTTGCACTTTTGTAAATTGAGTGTGCTGCATTTTTCTTGAGAATTATCCAGCCTTCCGGTTCTTGTTCTAATCCGTGATCTACATAAACATCTGCGGTTGTCAGTTCCACGTCCTTGACTCTGCTTCCGGATGCAAACGGCAGTTGCAAAAGCGGATTAAGTGCAGTGGCAATATAACCCATCTGCTGATCTGTAGCAGCATTCCCTGTGGTGAGTTGAGTAAAGCTAATTCTGCTCATGCAATGGCTGAGTTCCAGAGTGAATTGTAATCAGTTGCATCAACAACGGTCGTAGGTTCACCCAGATCACGCATTTCTGCGACTGCGATTATGCGTTCCTTAACTGCTTGCAACATTGCAAAGAGTGCAGCAACATCTGCCTCCTCTTTCACAAGTGCAGCGATTGCAGTTGCTAGGATCAAATATTCATCCCAACCACTGTAAAAATCAAATCTGCCCTCCAGCTTGCCGTAAGTTGTGGGGTCTGCTAACGCTGACGAATCAAGGTCTGTTACTACAGTCGTCGCAGTGACGCTGCTGACTGTCTGATTTACATTGTAATCTGCTGCAGTAAAACCAACACCAGTGATGGTGTCGTCTGCCTGAAAAGTGTGTGTACTTGGAACAGTCCAGGTTGTTGTTGATCCGGTTGAAATTGCGGATGGTGTCTGTTCATCAAATTTTCGTGGTGATGGAATGTAGTAAACAGTAACCGTATCTGAGCCTGACGGTTTAGGATTAAAGTAAATTTTATTTGCTTGAATGTGGTAGCGCATATCAGAGGCTACAGAGTAGAGTGCGCCTGTGTTACGCTCGCTGAAATTGTAGCGGCGCAAGGGGATTGTGTTAGATCCGCTGTTTAAGTCAATCCCCCTGGATTTGTAAAAGTCTGAAGGAAGGTTGTAAGATTGGGTTCCGCTGACCAGCGTAATTGTGCCGGTTTTAAGAAAATAGTCCTCAGAGTTAGCAGAGGTTACAATTAGATCATAAAGTTCCGCATAGCTTCTGTTGAGCATCCTGCGCCATTCAGCATCAGTGATGAACTGGCTATTTTCCATATCAGCCCGCTGCCGACTTAAAGTCCGCAGCTCGCTCAATCCTACAATATCAGTCATAGATGTCCTTAATAACTGTCGAATATTCCGTGAACGGCATCCAACACAGCAGCCGAATCTCCGCTTTTTACTGCGGAAATCAACTCCTCTGCCATTTCAACCTGTTCATCAGAATACTCGTCTTCCATTTCATCCTCATAGTCTTCGTCATAGTCCTCATCTTCCATTTCATCTTCATACTCATCATTGCGGGCTTTCTTCTTTTTCTTACCCTTAGAAAGAATCATGAGTGCGCTGTCTTTTGGAAACATGCTCCTCCTATGATGTGAGTGAAGTGTTCCGCAAATTCAGCGTAAAATGTATGATTGGACCTGTCGCGTCTGCAACTGCTGCCGCACTAATATCCCATAGAAATATCACCACCGTTTTTGCAGAAGTAGTATCAATGTCACCTAATTGGACAATGAGATCTGCTGCTGCGGATGATTGGATAGTAACGGAACCTGAGAGTATCCCCGGATATTTACCGCCAAGGGTCACAGTCCACTTTCCGGTGGACGTATGAGCAACCGTGAATCCTGTCCCAGTTGTTACACTCGGATCAGAACTACCGGCAGTCGTAAAACTACCGGCTACGGTTTTCAGATTCGGCTGCAGTGCCTGCACGTCATAGAAAATTTTATCTGCCATTTGGCCTCCTTTTCTATGGTAGGGTTATAACGCAGTTGTTTCCGGGAGCATCACAAGCAAGCTGTGCGTATGAATGCACACGAACCTCGATACCGTCATCTGACGATTGACGCAGTACGCGGTTGCCGTCCAGCTCTGTGAGCTGAATTGCATTACCGATACTCATCAAGTTCCAGGTATTCATCTGCAACAGATACGCGGTTCCGCCCGGACAGTCCTTGTCTGGAACAATTTTTACAACACCATGAGGTGCATAAAATTCCAGAGAACGATAGCCGGAAATTGAGTCCGTCTGCTTAACTTCACGCTGAACCTGTGCGTTAAGTGCTTTCTCGATTGAAACGAAGTCTGCAAAAGAACAGAACATATAATCCGGTCTGCCACCTTCGCGCGCTGTAATTGCGCTGCCTTCAATCAATGCCTCAGTGATTGTTCCTGCCGAGCCATCATAGCGTTGACCTGCCAAGCGAGTCGGATCTGCTGAACGATCCTGTCCGAAAAATGAATCTCCGGAAGACGGTGCTGTGGTTGGAATCCAGTCTGCAAGACCAGAAATCATTCCATCATAGTCACCCTCTTGATACAGATAATCATTCTGCGCGATTGAAGAAACACCTGTCGAGAGATTCGCTGAGGTTGTGATTTGGTTTGAAGACGCGTCACGGTTGACTGCAGAAACAGTCAAGGTTCCACTTCTGACTGAACCTCCGGACAATGTACCGGATGTTTTCAGGACCATCCCCACCTCAAAATTAAGTGAGTCAAGGTCTGTTACCAAGTCCAAAGATGTGGTTGAAAAAGATGAGTTATTGACCCGTCCGATTGCACCTGAGCCATCACGGTAAAGGCTGCGTGAGATTGAATCACCAACTGAGCGCATGACACCGTCAATTTCGGTAGTCATTGCATTTAAGAAGGAATAGCGATCACCCTCTGAGGCGGCTACTGCCTCACCAGAGATTGTTGCTACACCATAGTTGGTTTTTCGTGTGAGTAGGAATTCTCCAATTTTAGAAGCACTAGCATTGGACTGAGCAGTAGAAAATGTAGCTGATCGTCCTTGTGGTCTAGTGTAATAAACTGGGATTGGTGCGTTTTTGCCGCGGAACTTTTCATCTTTTGGAATTAGTTCGAGCAGAGGATGCGAGTCGTAAACGACTTTTGCAACCTCTTTTCCGCGATAATACTGCTTTAGAGCATTATCCCAT